GTTGTAGACACAATGAATAAGTTTGACTCTACATTTGACCTTATTGAATTTTCCCCAAGACTACTAGTAGATCTTTCAGATAAAACAATAAATTATGAAACCACAAAAATATTATCAGATGTTGGAGTCACATCTTTACCAGTAGGACAACTACTCGCATCAACTGGAACAATGTCATTGTTTGATGATGACCAAGCATTCAATGAAAATAACTCATCTAGTATTATTGCTGACTATGTAAGAAAAAATATTAAATTTTTATTTTATGAAGTAATTTCTAGCGTAGAAGATACAGATGGACTGCTATATGATTATTATATTCCAATTAAAACAATGTATTCAGAAGGCCTACCACAGGCAGATGTTAATGCTGGATCTATTAATATTCAATTGAGAGATTTTTATTTCTTTCTTGAATCAATGCCAGCACCTAGATTACTTTTAACTGAGTCGTCTTTAAGTTTTGCAATAACAACTTTATTAGACTATATAGGTTTTACTAACTATACTTTTAAAAGGGTGGCAGGAGAGTCCGATCCAGTAATTCCATACTTCTTTGTTGCCCCAGACCAAAACGTAGCAGAAGTTTTAAATCAACTAGCAGTTGCTACACAGACAGCAATGTTCTTTGATGAATATAATAATTTTGTTGTAATGAGCAAAAACTATTTAATGCCAACAGAAGATGAAAGACCAACAGATTTTGTATTGCTTGGAAATAATAACCAAACAGACTCTGGAGTAATTGAAAATGAACCATCAGATAATATTCCTAATATCATTTCTATTGCTTCGCAAGACAAAAGAGTTTATAACGACGGTAAAGTTTCTTATACAACTAGATATTTACAGAGAAGTTACGGCAGCATTAGACAGGCCAACATGGTTGATAAAGACAAGACTTGGATTTATAAGCCAGCGTTGTTGTGGGAAGTAGCAGGAACACAAAACACAAAAACAATTAATGAGGTTGCTTCTCAACAGGGTAATTATGTCTTAGGTGCTATGCCAATTAACTCTACGCTACCAGCAGTACCACCAACCGTATCTGGCGGGGTAGTTATAAATAATACAATTGATTTAGGAGAAAGCGTATATTGGCTAACAAGATATCAAGGATATTTTTATGCTAATGGAGAAATTCTCAGATATGATGCTGCTCAATTTAATATTACAGGAACAGGAAATGTTTGGATTACAAGCAACCAAGAATATCAAAGATATTTTGCTACCCTTCCATTTAATGGAAAAATTTATCCAACTGGACTAGTTCGTATTTATTCTGTTCCATTTTATGAAACAATAGATGGCATTGAGCGTTTACAGCCAGGTGCAGTTTATGAGCATGGACGAGGACAGTTTGGAACACCAATAGTAGAGCATAATGCTGGAATCAGCGACTACTGGAGTAATAATGCATATGTTCGTGGATGTAACATGCAGGCACAGTATATGTTTACTACAGAGATAGATCCAACAGTTCCTTCTACAACAACAGGCGCTGCTGGAGTTAATAATGATCTTGCAAAGCAAACAACAAGAAATGGAATTATTAAAAACTTTATGGCAACCAACTACCTGACGGAGACTGCGGTTAATAACTTAAAGTCAACTCAGGCAGGCACAATGCAGTCTTCTGCACTAGTGATGAATGGGCCATCTTTTAAAACAACAGAAAATCCATTAAACTTTGTAACATATGTTTATAAAAATCTAGACGACGCATATAGACTTTTTGGAACAAGATTACGTATTATTGGAAAAATTGAAAACAATGAAAATCGTGCACAAACTCCAATTGGCAGCACATCATATTATCAAGTAACTGGAGCATTGCCAAATCAAAATATTAGCATAGGTGGAGGATCTGGCGGTATAGCAGTATTGCTTAATCCAGAAACTAATAACGGATATTACTTTGAAATTGTAGCAATGACAGAAGATAACATTGAGTCATACATTACAACAGATAATGCTGGAAATCCAAATATATCAATTAACAATGTTGTATTTTATAAAGTTAAAAAGGATTCTTCAAATACTGACGCAATCCCTGTAAAACTATGGGGCGGTCTAGCCAATATCATTGTTGATGATGGAAGATTTACTGGACAGTATAGAATGGCTGGAGAAGAAAACTCAACGGTTTATGATCTTTCGGTAGAGTATGAAGACATTGGCACGACACGTAGATTCTACTTATATATTAATAATAAGTTAATTCAGATAGTTGACGACAATGATCCGCTACCAATTTACAATAATATTGCTCCATTTATTCGTGGATCTTCAAGAGTAATGTTTGAAAATATCTATGCACTGGCTGAGAATTACTCACAGAATTCAGTATTTACAGTAGGAGAAACATTATCTAGCGCTTTTGGAGATAAAGGCATTGATGCTAATGAGTCTTTCCGTAAATATGCAATGAGTGGAATTATTCAGGCTACTTATTTAACAGGAATTAGTTCAGGCGAACCACCAAAATATAATATGTATTTTGATGAGTTTGGAACAATTATGCGTGAGTGTGCATATTTTGATATTAGATATGATCGTTCTTATCCCGCACTTTATGCTCAACTATCTCCTACACTAAATAGAATTAAGGGGTACACAGTATCTGGATTCCAAGCAGATTCATATGGCGCAGAGTTTTTAATATTTAATGCAACAGATACTGCTTTAAACCTAGATGAAACAACAGGCAATTATCTAAGAATTCAAGGTATTACATTTACACAGGATACAAGTTATGAATTAACTGTAGATGAATATTTTAGAAAGAAAAGCAATTTATCAAGCCCGCAACTTCAGGGTAGCGCAGTAATTACTTCTCCACTTGTAGAAAAAGCAAAATATGATGAGATTAAGCAAAGCAGAATGATATATGGAAAGAATGAGTTTACTATTGAAAGTCCATATATTCAAAGTGAAGATGATGCTCAACAGTTGATGGGCTGGATTATTAATAAGGTCATGACGCCTAAAAAGGCGGTAGGTGTAAATATGTTCTCAATTCCTACATTACAACTAGGAGACATAGTAACTATCAACTATAAAGACTCCACTGGCCTTGATCTTGTTGCTCCAACAACTGATAGATTTGTAATATATAATATTAAGTATGGAAGAGATATAGATGGACCAAGCATGACCCTATATCTAAGTGAGGTATAAAATGGCAGACAATCAATCAGTATCTCCTTTCCCAATGACTCCAAATAATGCGGGTCTTAATATCAATACCTTTGCCGTTAATCCAGTTCTGACTGCTCCAATAGATACGATTCTTTTTAATGAAGAGGCTACACCAGTAGAAATAATGGCTGATATTTTATTTGAAAATATTGGTGGACAAGAGTTAATTAATATTGCTAGAAATGATACTGTAAATGGTCAACAAGTTATTTATCAACCAATAAAAAATCTAAATACAATTCAGCAACAATATAACCCTAATAATATTGTTAGTCTTCAGGCTACATCAGATAAATACTTTCAAAATTTTTCTATTAAGTTTGAGTCAAAAGTTCCGAATGTTGGCAATGGCCCAAACGGAGAACATGTTTATATAGATCCAGAAACAGGCGATTTAATTATTGAGGTAGTTAATATTGAAGATGGAGAACAGGTTCAAGTTGAAATTACCAGCAGTGGTACAATATATGAGGCGGAATTATGATTACAAATACTGGACAGGCTATCATTGGTAAGTACCTTCTTGGGCAGGCACCTGCCTATGCGTCCTATATAGCCGTAGGATGCGGAGCACAGCCCCTAGCAACTGCTGACCCATATGGAGACTACTCTGCAAAAGAAAACCTTGACTTTGAGATGCTAAGAGTTCCAATTTCTTCACGTGGCTTTGTGAATGACGGCGGTACAGAGAAACTAGTCCTAACAGCAGAACTACCTACAGAAGAAAGATATGAAATAACAGAGATAGGAATATTTTCAGCAGGATCAAACCCATCTGCTGGAGCATATGATAGCAAGACTGTCTTTGCATTTACGCAGGGAGAAAACTGGCAATATCATGATCAAACATCAGCATCTGTTATTCCAACAATCACAGAACCATTAGATGACCCTAATGATGATAATATTATTGCAACAACAGACCCAGTATTTCAAACAAATGCAGACAACTCTATATTTTTTAAACCATCAAGAGCAGACAGATATGAGCGTTGCAGATTTTTAAATAATATGATTCTAATGGTTGGTGATGATGCTGACCTTACGATTGATCCATCAACAGGAAGTTCTGGAGGACATTTTGTTATTGAGCCTGGATCTAACCATATTCATTTAACTGGTGCCGATGTAGATTTTTCAAAGAATGCTCCAACAGATGAATTAAGACTTGCATTTTCTATCATTAGTAAAGATGGAGATTCTTCTGCTGTTCCAGATACCGTTCGTATTCTGGTTGAGTTTGCATCTACAGATGCAGAAAATGCTGGAGAGTTTGCTCGCCTTGAAATTGAACTAGACAACGGATCTGGCACTGGCGGCACATATGATTTTTCAGAAAACAGATATTATGTTATCACAGAGCAATTGCAAAATCTTTATATGACTACTGGTTTTACTTGGGATGCTGTAACAGTAGTTAAGATTTATACATCTATTCAAAATGCAGATGTTCCTACAGGAGATTATTATATTGCATACGATGCCCTTCGTCTAGAAAATGTTTCTACAATCAATCCACTTTATGGATTAACTGGATACTCTGTAGTAAAAAATACAGATGCTGTAACAATTATTAAAAATCCTAATACAAGCAATTATATTGAGTTTAGATTTACTGTCGGAGTTTCGTAATGGCAGATTCTGGTATTAAAAAGTACCGCCAAGAATATGCGGATCTTCCACCTATTAGTAGCGAGACTGAGGGATATTCAATAAGATATAGAATTATATCCGAAGACCGTAACAGAGTTTCTCACTGGTCTCCTGTTTATCTTGTTATCCCAGACTACACATATGTTCCTGGAACTATAAATTTTAGTAGTGGTGGGCAGGTAGCAAGTTTTACATGGGATCCAGTAATAGTATTAAAAGATACGTCTACAGTTTCGGATATTACTAATAAACAACTAACTACTAATTTAGCAACACTTACAACAACAGATGCACATTATATGTCAGTTGATGATTGGGTAACTGTAGAGGGAATAGATGCTACATTTAATGGAACATATCAAATTAATGCTGTGACTACTAATACATTTACTTATTATAAAGATCATGGAAATGTTGTTTCTACGCCAGTAAGCCCTGCAGGCACATATAAAACTAATTCATTAATCAGAAATGCAACAGGATATGATATTTGGCTAAGATGGGACAGAAATGATGGAGGAGACTGGGTATATAAAGAAAGAATTCAAACAACTTCTATTTCTTATCCACATCCTTCATTTTATACAATAAATGGAGTTGTTCAACCATCAGCACCAAATAGACTTAGTATTGAAATATATTTAACAGGACAACCAATCACAAGAGCAGACGGTGCTCCAGGAACACCATTTTTAAAAGTATACAGAATGCTCAACGAAACGATCTAATGATATAATGGAGATATATGGCTAAAGTACCGCTACCAGAACGAGGACAACCGTTAGATGTTACATACATCTATCAGTTGGCTGATACCCTGAATGATCTTTCAACTCAGGTTTCTTCAGCAACATATAACTACACTACCGTAGATACTACTAGTGCAGGAAAACAAAGTATTAAAACATCAGAGGCTAGAATTGTTGGCGGGTATATAGAGGTAGCAAATAACTCTACAGTAAGCGCTGGCAATGAAAAAACATTTTCATATGATTTCTCATCTGATTTTAAGTATGCTCCAATTGCAACAGCAACCGCTTTAAATATTGGAAATACTCCAGCAGGTCAAAATGTTACAGTTATTCTAAAATCTGTAACCACATCAAGAGTAGAAGGAATTGTTAGATTCGGTGCATCTGGAGATCTTTCTCTGGCAATCCATCTAATTGTTATTGGCATTCCTAACTAAGGGGAATAAGTTAAATGATTTATTGCAATAGATGCAAGGGTAGAATGTTTATTGATAGACAATACTCTAGTGTTATGCATTTAGAAACATACTGCATTCGTTGCGGAGCAAGAAGGTTCTATCATCCACCTTCTGATAGCAGGGAGGGCTTATGGCTTTTGGGCCGAGAAAACTTGAGAGCAAAAACTACAATAGTCAGCCTGTAATTAAAGGAAACCAAAATATTTGGTTTTTAAATGGTGATTTAGTTAGGCTTCATCATAGTTCAAGATCAACGGGTATGGTAACTGTTTACAATATTACTAAAGATAGATTAGAAACTTGTTTTCGTATTGACTTTAGAAAAAATAGAGAAAAAGCATATACTGTAGCAGAAACTGCACGACTTGTCAATAGGCATCGTAAATATTTTCCATCTTTAATTAAACGTGGAGTTATTCCACCACCAACAGGATCAAAAGTTAATGGTGAACGTGGTTGGCAAATAAGAGCATACTACTCTGAGTCGCAAGTAAAAGATATACGTGATATA